ACATTTACATTAGTATGGGCTAAATTCATCGGTGCTACGGAACCATGTCTTGCTTTAGTAGTCGCAAAACCTTTGCCGATTTTTTGAAATGTCGTCTTGTTCTTAACACCACTTCTGTTACGAACAGTATTTCTAAGTTTAGAGCCCATTCTCTGGTATGCCATGTGAACGCCACTCTCAAACTCTTCGACAAAGGAGGTATCTATAGTAGAAACTGCCATGTTTCTTCTCCTTAAAGTTAAAGTTTAGTTTTTGACTTTCCAGTTGTTCCGATAGCTTTCAATATCGTAGTTGTCATTCAAAATGGCTACTATGTCTGATCACGGGCTTTCAAGCAATTTGACACTTGCATAAAAAAATTAGAATGTTAATTCACATTACCCTTTGCCATTGGTGAATTGTTTAAAACCTTGTCGAACTTTGGCAATAAATGCTGGGTCTTTATCTTTCCAGTATTTTGGGTCTTGTTGCATAGACTGTAAATCTTCTCGTGAAAGTTTTTCTTGAAAAGAATCTGATGTTTGCATATTAAACTTTGGCTGACCATTAAGCTCCATTAATTCTTCAAAAAGCTGAACAGTTTGAGCATCAGCTCGAATATTCGAAAATTTATTGTACGATTCTTCTGACAAATGCGAATTAGCCCAAGTATCAACTCTTTCTAGTCGTCTTTCAGCGTGTTCACCTAGTTTTGTAGCTTCTTCATTCCAATCAGGACCACGAGAATTATCCATCGCTATAAACTCTTTAACATAACCTTCAAAGTCTTTTTGATTTAAACCAAGATCATGGGCTGTATTACGAAACCACCCAAGAACAGGATCATTTTCATCAATATTAAATTCCATGCCTTCTGGAGCTTCAATATTAATTTCATAATCTCCTGGAGCTGGAACATCTTTGTTCGCTTCTGATGCCATTTCTTCCATTATAGAATTTTGAAAATCTTCTTTTCGAGTATGAAACTTACTTTCTAAAGATTTATAAGATTGAACTAATTGCTCTGGTGTTTTGAACTTTTCAGGTAACCAATCAAATTTTTCCACAGTTTCTGTAGTTGTTTCCTCATTCTCCGAAACCGATTGATTTTCGGCATTGGTTGTGGGATTTGGCTCAGTTTGATACCCTTCTTCCCCACTGTCTTTTTCTGATACTGTTTGCCCTTCATCTGACATTATTACTCCTAATTGTTATTTAATTTTTTTCCGTTTTCAACTCTGGCTTTTATAACTGCTACAGTCCATCTTTGCCCTTCAAAATACATCATTTGTTCTGGAGGGGTATCTGGTGAACGAACAGTATTTATTGTTAGATTGTCTAAATATTGTAAAAAAGATTTTCCTATGCCACTTCCAAATAAACCATAAGCTTTGGAATTAAGATCATCTTCCACTTCTTTTGTATAAGACCTTCCATCAATAGAGTTTTCTAATGTTTGCTTTGTCATTGACCACCACCTTGTTGTTGTTGCATTAGTTGCATTGCCATCTGAATGTTTTGGTCAACTTGTTGTTTGTTGGCTAATAAATCTTGAGAAATACCAAACTTATCAGCTAAGAATTTAATAACAGCATCTTGATTGTACAATGCTGGTGTAATTTCAGGTCCAAATGTTCCAGCAACTGTTTGCTGAAATCTAACAAAATCTGATACATCTTGCTGATCCTGAGCCCTAAGTAATGGCGATACTGGAACTATTCGTAATTCTCTGCCATCAACTTTTGGAATATCCAATAACCCTTGTTCGGTATAAATTTGAATAATTCTTTGAACAAGAGGTTGTAGAAATTCTTTTTGCATTCGACCAGCGACTGCTCCCATGTCTCTTGCTACATCAGCCAATCGTTCTGATACTTCGGTTGCTGATAAGGGTGTTTTAGCATTTGGTCGAGTATCAAGCTCATCTATAAAAAGAGCTTTCCTGACATTCCTTCGCATATCCTCGATAATAAGTTGACCAACATCAAATCGAGAAGGGGACTGTAATGAATCAATAGAAGAGCCTGGACTTCTTGGTATAAAAGTTCCTGGCTGTATAGTAATGTTATCAGGATTAAATACTCCGTCATCATCATAAACATACGATCCAGCAATAGCCATTTCTGCATTTTCAAGAATTAGTTGAACTGTCAGATTCAAAGTTTTGATTGCAGGCATTGCTTGTAATAGTGGACCTCTTCCCCAGACCTCAAAGCCAGATTTAGACCAACGAGTTGTAATCCAAGGAATAGAACCAGTTCCTCGCATTGTTGATTTAAACAAAATTTCTTTATCTGTTTCCGACACAAGATAAAAATTATATTCATCCTTAAAGCGATCTTTTGAATCATAAATAGTAGCTTCAATAATTTTAGTCTTTCGTCTTGGGTCTCGCCTTTGAATCTCTTTCATTCTATCGCTAAATTTTGCATAAGGATAACGATGCTTAACATCCGTAATATCGCATTCGTTGTTCCATCGAAACCAATCAGTAATAGAGTCCATAGCTCCTGGAAGAATAGCTACATTTGTTGGAGGAACAGAACTAAAATGAAGATCACCGACAAACCTTCCAGACTCTACTAAAAGATTCATTGTGCCCATACCCAAGTCTTGCAGCCCTTCATGAAATTCTGCATTAAAGTTTGAGTTTCTTAATCCTTCATGCAGTAAGTCCGTAATACGATCTAACTCCTGATCTAAAGAACGACTTCGCATTTCTTTTGGAAGCTCAGGACCTGGAGCCAGCTTAAAGGCTCTTCCGTTGGGAGGGAAAAAGCCAAGTTGTAATCGTGAGGCAAATTTAGGAAGACCAACTACTGCTGTTTCATCATAAATATTTTCAGTACGTCGAGACCCAGAAGATTCTTGAAAAAAGCTTTCTCTTTGAGGAAGAACATAATCATAACATTCTTCCCAAATATCAGACCAAGACATCCAACGACCTTTAGCCTTTTTATATCTGTCCATAACAAGCTTGTAATCCGAATCATGACTGGATTGACCACCTGAAGGAGCTGGACTTGCATCTCCACTAGCTTCATCTCTCATGGTGATGTTTTACCCATAGTTTTTCGTCTATGACCCCTCATATCAATCTCATCATTGCCAAGTAAAGATCGAAACCCTAAAAGATTATTATCTCGTATCCGACTTTGCTCTTGTTCTCGTAAAGCAAGACTTTCCTTCTCTTTCCTAAGTCTTTCTTTTTCAGCTAATTCTGCTTCGGTTAATTCAGCAGATTTCTGAGGTGCTCTGGAACGACCCATTATATTTCTCCTGTATTCTTAGTGAAAATGGCACTTCCCCCTTGCTTAATCAATTCACATCGCAGTTGATAGGGTGTTAAAAGGAACATATTCCGAATTCCCAAGAGATGTTTGACAAAACTGACGCAATATAAAATAGTTGGAAAGTAAACAAGTGAGTCTTTAACCTCTATTTCAATGCATTCGCACTCATTGATTAGATAATCAATCAAATGTGTTGCTTTATCATCCTTATAAAGGTCGAAATTCATTCGTTTTGAAGAACATTCAACGTAAATCCATGATAAAACACTTAAATCATAGCGAACAGCAAAAACGTGTTGGTATTTTGGTCGCCAAAACGTAAATAATCGCCAAATTCCTCTGTTTGAATGAGGAGCAAAACACACAATCCACTTCATTTTAATTGATATTTCTTTGGAGTTCGATTTTTTAAATCCCAAGTCCTTTTATTACAATATTCTGAGCAATACATTCGATTATGTCGTTGTGCATTTAAAATAATGTTGTCACAATCTTCTCGGTGACATTTTCTATGAGGATAAAGCATTAGGCTCTTGGTGTTCGTTTAATTTTTTCCCAACGTAATTTATTTTTAAGCTTTTGTTCGGATTCTTCTTCACTTTCAGCATCAATAAAAACTTGGATTGGTTTATCTGGAAATTGATCTATCGTAACATTAAAGTAATATCGTTTCATATACTTTGATACATCACGAACTTTACCAGTTGTGCTTCCTTTTATATTTCTCATATGCATTATCTTACTCCTAATCTGTCAAACCTTGACATTCTGTTTCTTGATTTTAATCGTTG